TGATGAACTGTTTAGCGAATCTACCCCGGCGCACGTGGCCCTATGGCATGCAGAAAAAAGTCACGGTCATCACGGCCGGGAGACTGTCCAGCACCGGCAGGTTCATGCTCGCATGCAAAGACGACGAGACCGGCGAGGGCTATGTGCTGCTGCAGCGCGGACCAGTGGGGGCCAAGGCTGGCGATCTCGGTGTGATCACGTTCAAGCAGGGAGGACCGACCGGCGGTTACTGGGTTTACGAAAAGATAGAGTCGCAAGGAATATGACCTCGCAAAGTCTAACCTCGCGGCCGGAGGCCTGCCCGGGCGGCTGCGACCATACCGATGATGAGCACATCGCCTTCGACTCCGGCCTCGCCGCAGGAGAGGCGGGTAAACAGGCCGAGGACTGTCCCTACGAGGACTTTGAGCTTGGCGAGGCATGGCTGTCCGGCCATTCGGTCGGAGAGCTGAATCGCAATGCCTAAATGGCTGGCTGCGCTGGCGCTGATCGCAACGAATTTTGCGTTCGCAATGTATTTTTTCGCTACTGCGCTGCATTGTCTGGACGCCGGACTTTACGCCTGGTGCGCAGCTCATATCGTCATGACAGCGGTTAATGGAGGACTGGCAACGTGTGCGCTCTCCAAGCTGTGGAAGTTGCTGTGATTTGTTTTCCTAAAGGAAACACCCTCGTAAAAATCTGGTCATGGGATTGATATAGGAAACGTATGGCGCAGAGAGAAACAAAACGCGCGGGCGGTGATAAGGCTCCGAGTGACAAGGAAGAATTCAAATTGCAGCCGCAGGTGGACGGCCAAAAGGAACAGCGTGCAGACGCCGGCGAGTGGATTCCCGCGTTTCTGACGACTCTCAGCACTACGGCCAACGTGTATCTCTCCTGCCGCCAGGCCGGGATCACGCGCAAGACCGCATACAAGTGGCAAGAGGAAGACCCGAACTTTGCCGCGGCATGGAAGGAAGCCATGGAGGACGCCACGGATCTGCTCGAATGGACCGGACGCCGGCGCGCGATCTCGAACTCCGACAAACTTCTCATCTTCCTCCTGCAGGCGCACCGCTACGGCTTCAAGCAGCAGCTCGAACACAGCGGCCCGGGCGGGAAGCCGATCCCGATAAGAGACGTGATTTCGATCGTCGACGATGGAGAGGAGGACGATTAGTGAGAGTCAAAATTGGCCATTGCTGGTACGAGGTCGCGCCTGGGTTCCCGATCATGGCGGAACTCACGGAAGCCGACAAAGCGTGCATCGCCCATATGAAGGGCGACGCGATAAAGTATGCGTGTTTCGCCGAGACTGAGCCCCTCGACGAAGAAGGAAGAAAACAATGGATGAACGAATGACCCGGCAAGAACACCTGGATTGGGCCAAGAAGCGCGCGCTCGAGTATTGCGATCGCGGCGAGCTGCAGCGCGCTCTCGACTCGTTGATCTCTGACCTCGGCGAGCATCCGGAGACAGATCATTTCTTCTGCTCGGAGTCGCTCATCGTGAAATGGATGGAAGGCAAGCTCGACACTCCGAAGAAGATGCGGGAGTTGATCGACAGCGTTCAGTGAGGAGAGTTTGTGATTGGAACATCAACAGCCCGCACCCCTGCAGCCGCGAAGACCGAAGCAGATCGATTTTCACCTGCCGATCCGCAAGGAATCGACGCTCAAGCTCTTTGTCCGCAAGACCTGGGGCGTGAAGATCCCGGAGCTCCAAGTCTGTCCCGATCACACGACGCCCTGGCGCGCGTTCGCCGATGCCTACTTCGCGCGCCATTCGATGGCGGTGTGGCATGGGAGCCGCGGCTTTGCCGGCAAATCGTTTCTCCTGGCGACCCTCGGTCTCACGGAGGCCGTGACGCTCAAGGGCGACGTCAATATCCTTGGCGGGAGCGGTCTGCAGTCGAAACGCGTTCACGATTATCAACAGCGCTTCTGGTTGCGCAATTCGTCGCCGAAAAATCTTTTGCTAACCGATCCCCAGAAGATGAAGACCGATCTCTCCTGGGGGAATTCGATTCAAGCGTTGCTCGCCTCGCAGAACAGCGTGCGCGGTCCGCACGTCCCGCGGCTTCGGCTCGACGAAGTGGACGAAATGGCATTGGAGATTTTCGACGCCGCCATGGGACAAACGATGGCGATCGAGGGCTGCCGGGCCCAGACCGTGGCGAGCTCCACGCATCACAACGCGATCGGCACCATGACCGAGGTCCTCAAGCGCTCGGCCGAGAAAGGCTGGCCGGTCTACAAATGGTGCTACCGGGAGACCATGAAGCCGCACGGCTGGCTCGATCCCGACGAGATCGCGCGCAAGAAGAACGAAACGACCAAGCTCCAGTGGGACGTCGAATACGAGCTCGGCGAACCGTCGCACGAATCGCGCGCGATCATGACCGAAGCCGTCGAGGCGATGTTCGACAAGCAGCTCGGGATCTTCGAAGGAGGAGTCAATCAGTACATCGAGATCGAAGCGCCGGTGGAAGGCGCGACGTATGCCACCGGCGCCGACTGGGCCCGGGACGTGGACTGGACCATCATCGTCACGCTGCGCACGGATGTTTTCCCGTATCGGGTGGTCGCTTTCCTGAGAACCGGCCGGCGGCCGTGGCCGTTTATGATCAAATTCTTCGACGATCGCGTGGATCGCTATGGCGGAACGTCCTGCCATGACGCGACCGGTCTGGGGACGGTCATCGACGATTACATCAAAAGCGATGCCCAGGGCGTGGTGATGACCGGCAGGGATCGAGATTCATTGTTTACGGATTACATTCTGGCGATCGAGAAGGGCGAGATCGAAGCCCCGTTCATCACCTTCATGGAGGGCGAGCACAAGTACGCGACCGTCGACGATCTGTATGGGAGCGGCCATGCGCCGGATTCCATCGTCGCCGGCGCCATGGCGTACCGGGCATCGAAGTCAAGTGGCGTGAGGGTGTGGTGATGAGCGAGTTCAAAGAAAGAGCAGGCCATGAGAAAAGTCACTCTTTATGAGATCGAGACAAAAGAGATTCTGGCCATCTTCAGCGACGATGGTTTCAGAATAGACATCGAGGGCGGCGAGTCTCTCATATTGCGGGGTCTCGTCCGGGACATCCCGGAGGAATTGAGAGCGCTGGCGCCGGCCGCTGGTGTTGCTTCATTGTCGTCGGCTGTTGAAGAGCGGCCAAAGAGGAAATACCGGAAACGCGCCGGTCCGAAGCGGACAAGGAAAATTAAAGCTGCCAAACGATCGGCGAAGCCGCAACGGAAGTATCCGTGCAAGTACGGTTGCGGAGAATCCTTCGACAACCGCTTCGCCGCGGCAGCGCATTCCCGGTATAAGCATCCTGACAAATCGAAGATCGCTAAGGCGCGGCGAAAGGGCAAGGCGGCGGCCGAGCGAAAGCGAACGTCCGCGGTGAAGCCGGAGCAATGGCCGTATCCCTGCGATTACTGCGAGCGCCGGTTCAAGAAGGCCGCTGGCAAAGGAAGACACGAGCGATCGGCGCACCCGGAAAAATTCAAGGGCGACGAGAGGGAAAAAGTCCAGGGCGCCGGCAAAAAGAAATTCACTCCGCGCCAGAAGCTCGCTTACCATGGAGGTAAGGCGGGAGAGCCGTTCTGCTCAACTTGCGGCCTTACCTTCAATAACAATTTCCAGCTAGAGGATCATCAGGTCGATAAACACGGAATGAAGATCATCAGGAGCGGCGCGTTGTCCACTGACAGCTTGGCATCGAGCAGGAGGGCCTCCGATGGCTGACCAAGTCGTCAAAGCGATCTCCCTTTGGCAGCCCTGGGCGTCGTTGATGCTGCTCTCGACCGAATATCGAAAGCGCTTCGAGACCCGGAGCTTTGACACGAGTCACCGCGGCGTTTTGTTGATCCATGCGGCGCAACGTCTTCCGCCCGAAGCTTTAAAGCTGGCCAAGCAAGAGCCGTTCGAGACCGCGCTCAAAGACGACCCTCTCTGGTCGATCCGCCGCGGCCACGTCCTCGGCGCCGTCAATCTGTCGAAGACCCATATCCTCCTCAATGGGGTCAAGGAAAAGATTCTCGCCGGACGCCCGCACGAGGAACATTTCGGCGATTATCGACCTGGGCGCTTCGCCTGGGAGTGTCCGGATGCGGTGCGCTTCAAGGAGCCGTTCTTCTGGAAGGGATGGCAACGGTTCTTCGACGTGCCGGCGCGCAGCGTGCTGCTCGCCACCGAGCAGTGGGACGAATGCCCGGAATGGTGGGGCGAGGCCTCCGGCTGTCCCGGGTGTTTGTGTGAAACCTGCAGGAGCTATGGAGACTGAGATGTTCGAAGTCAAGGAAGCCATTGGAATCGACGATTTGCACCGCGTGCTCACGGATCTTTGGGCACATGGATTCCAAGAGATGGAGATTCTCCAATCCCTCGACTCTGACTTGGCGAAGCACTTTACTGTGGTCGGTTACAAAGATGACGGAGACTGAGATGGCACAGTGGGAGAAACTCGGGAGCGCGAAGCGAGAACTTGTCACCGCCGGCGTGGAGCGGCTGCGCGTTGCTTACGAAGCGTTTATCCATGAACAGCAGGACGCCGGCGTCGATTTCAAGTTCATCGACGGCCAGATGATCGGCCACAACTTTTACAAGCTCATCCTCTGGCACATTGCCGCGGAGATAGCCGAGCAGCATCCCGGCACCGACAAGGTGGAAGTACGCAAGGAACTGATGCGCATGGCGATCGCGACGCTGACCCGGAGCCTCGAACATCCGCTGACCAACGAGAACGATCCGGAGCTGTCATGAGTTTGGCATCCCGCGGCTTGAAGCCGGTCACCGTTCTCGCTGCGAATCGGCCCCACGGCGATAGGCTACGCTACATGGCTGGCTGCAAATGCCGAGACTGCCGGCGGGCAAACTCGCTTTACGAAACCGCCCGTGCCCGGGCCCGCAAGAACGGCGACTGGAACGGGTTAGTGCCGGCTGACACAGCGCGCCGGCACCTCCTCAAACTCTCCCGGCAAGGCATTGGCCGGCGAGCTGTCTCGATCGCTGCCGATGTGAGCGAAAACCTCATCGGCGCAATCAAATCGAAAAGAAAGAAACAGATTCGCGCGCGCAGCGAGCGCCGGATTCTCTCAGTGACGAAGGCGGACGCTCGCGATCATTCATACGTTCCGGCGCGCCCGACGTGGAAGCTCCTCCGGATGCTCAAGACCGAGGGCTACAAGACGGAGCAGCTCGCCCGGCAACTCGGCTATACGCACCGCGCAATCCAATTCAGAAAGACTCGCGTGCTGGTGCGCACCGCCTTCCGCGTCGAACGCCTTTACCGGCAACTAACGGAGTGACCATGTGTGATACCTGCGACTGGAAGAAACTCGTGGAGACGATCGAAGAGATGTGCGCCGAGGGCGGTTATGAATTCGCCGACCGGCCACTGACCGGCATCCATGACCGCGTCAAGCTCGTGCAGCATGCCACCGATCGGCAGAAAGAGGCCGTGCGCAACATCAAAAAATCCAAGCGGCCGAGAATGGAGCGAAGATGACAGGACCGGGCGAGGGCCCGAAAGATCCATCGAGTCGTTTTGATCAAAGGCTGCCTGGCCTAACCCGTAAGGAAATGCCGTAAATGGCCGCTATGGACTTCTTGAAAGTGTCTGACTTATCCGGTCTCTTGCTGCGGTTTTTGAAGGAACGCGGCGAGACAGATATCATGGTGAACAGGGCGGCCCTTGAGGCAGCTACGAGGACGTTAGATGCAGTCGTATCGGCTGAGGCGATGCAACTGGCGATCATAAGCGCAATGACGAAAAAGTAAGGAATTGTACCATGATTAGATCTGAAGCCGAGAATGGAGCGAACATGACTCACACCTATGCGATCCTCGAAGTTTCTCCGCTTGTTTACGACGCGATCAAGGAAAAGCTGAGGGTCGCTGGGCAAGAGCACGCTATCGACGGCCAGGACGGGGTGATAGATCTCCACGGTCTCGCGCTGAAAAGGGAAGAGTCATCCGTGGAGGCCGACGTGGTGGATTCCAATTCCTCGGAAAAGATTCTCGAAGCGGCCGCCGATCTCAAAGAAGCGATCACCAACGCCAAGGCGAAGCTGCTGCTCAAGCTCGAGGCCGCCCTAACGGTGGGCTACTACATGCGCCGGGCGCAGAAGAATTACTATGCGGCCAAGACTGGCAAGCAAGCGCTATTGATCGAAGCGAAGCGCCTGGAAGGTGCGTTCGATCAACGCTTGGCCGAGCTCCGGGCGCTGGGAGTTGATTTCCATGAATGAGGTGAAGGCGATGGAAATGTTGAAAGGCGCGCGGGCCATGCAGTTTACAATCAAGCCCGAGGCCATGAAAATTCTCGAAGATCGTTGGTCCGACATCTCTCCACAGGAAGGCACTGAAGACTGTGTTTGTAGTTGGTGCGGCAAGATGATCGGCCGGCACGAGCGAGATCCGGTCTGGGAGGATCACATCGAATACTGCATCGGCTGCGAGATCTGCGAAATCGCCGCGCGCATGTGGGACGTGAGACATAAGGCGATCGGTAAAACCCTTGAACTCCGCTTTCATAACGACTGCTTGGGCGCGATTATCGAGCCCCGCCGGCAGGCTGCCGGCTAACTCTGGCACTTCCGGCACTCCCGGAACTTCCGCCCCGGCCTCCGGTACGTGTTCGCCGGCGTCATCGCATGCCCCTTCGGACAATGACTCGCCCGCTTCTGGTAGAGCCAGGCCCGCCTCTTGTTCTCCCCGCAGGTCACGAGCTCCAGATGATGCGGCCTGATGCAAGAAGTCAGCCGGCAAGTGTGATCTGGTTGATGGCCGGGCGGGATCGGGCGGCCGTTGTGGATCTCCCAAGTGACGTCATGGCCGCGGCGGACCTTCTTCCCGACGCGCACGATCGCGTAGCCGTCTTTGTCGACGGCGCCCTGCCAGCGCCAGCAGCCGGATGGCGTCTTGACGCAGTTGCGGATGAGTTTTTGCCAGAGGGTCATGGCCGGACGCATCCCTCATACAGTTTTTCTTTCTACCGGTTTTCTTTGTAAATTTTGGGTTTTAGTGTAAATTTATTCATACGCTAGCATGATCCAAAAACCACAGGGCGTTTCACCTACTCAGACGACTGAACAAAGAATCCGGTTCCTTGCACAGACGTACTCGAAGCAATTAAAGAATCTGATCGAAATACGCAATAGCGCAGAATACTAGGTAACAGAAGGGCTCTATTCATGGCAGATCGCGATGTGCTCACTGGGCTCTGGACACGTGGAAATCTTGACGCCGAGCTTCCGGTAAGTCTTTCTCATGCCGCGACCGACAAGCGTCCTTTCAGCGTGGTTATGATCGATCTTGACCACTTTAAACGTGTCAACGACACGCATGGCCATCAGACGGGAGATGCTGTGTTGTCGGCAGTCGGAGCATGCATCGACTCCGTCGCTGCGGGGAAAGGAAAGGTTTACAGGTACGGCGGCGAAGAGATTCTTATGATGCTCCCTAACCACACCGCAGAGGAAGCCGTCGCCGTGGCTGAACGCGTCCGGCGACAGATCGAGGCCGGTCCAATTGCCGGCGTCAACGTTACCGCGAGCCTCGGGGTAGGTACCTACCCTGACCATGCAATGGATTCTGCCGGGATCATTCGGTGCGCCGATGTCGCTCTTTACGACGCCAAGAACAGGGGTCGCAATCTCGTTCGGATTTTCGGTGAACCGGAGCCTCCCAAAGAGAAGACCCGTAGCCCGGAGAGGAAACTTCCAACTCCTGGATCGCTTACTGAGCGTGAAAGAAGTGAACTGCGGCGGCAATACTTCACGAAGCATGTCATCGACTGCCCTGAAGACGGTGCGCCTCTCCAAGTTTGTGAGCTCAATGATCTTAACCTCAATATGACGCCGCCCCCGCTGCGCGTGTGGTGCAAGCTATGCGGCCTGACGGAGAAACTGTAGGACGTCGAAAATTGAGAAACACTCGTTCATTCTTGCTTAATTAGTTTCAATGGTTGGGTGAGGTTTAGGAACCCCCTGTGCCAGCAGCCCCTTGACACGTGAAATCCTATGGTGATAGAAAAGCAGCATAGCGCAGCATGGTGCAGCATGCCACGAAAGGGTAATAAGAAGAAGCCGCCTCGGGTGAGTGTCCTGCTTTCCGGCCCAGAATACACCCAACTGGAGAAAATGGCGACCACGTCGGAACGCTCTATGAGCTGGCTCGGCAGATACGCGGTTCGAAGGCTCTTAGATGAGTACGCAGAAAAACAGTTACCCTTGAGTTTCGAGATGCCCACTAAGGAATCGTGAGCAAAGGCCGAATGAAGGTATGAAACTAGAGTCAAAAGCAGCCGATAAAATCACCGCCACTGTTCTCCCTGATTGGCCAGTGCTGAAAACCAAGACCGCGATTACGCCCGCTCTGTCTCCGAATGAGGCTTCCGGTTACGAGCCTCTGAGTAGCATATGGGAAGGAAGCGACGGGCACTTGCTCGAAGCAATGCTTCAGTTCTATGCGACGATCCCGCCAGAGCCAATCTTGGACGCCACCTATAACGCGGGTCGATTCTGGAAGAACTCAGACTGGCGCGTTGTATCGATGGATATTGATCCCCGACACAAGCCGATGATCATCTGCGACAATCGGGAAATGAAGGACGTGCGATCCGGACGGTTTGGGACGGTGGTGTATGATCCGCCCCACGTTGGACCCCAAGGTCGAGATAAGAGCAAGAAGCGGTTCGATGTCGACTTCGGCGCCACAATCGAATGCGGCAAGGAGCACGACTGGAATCTCAGCTATCTTTATCCGCCATTCTTAAAACAGGCCAAGAGGGTTCTGAAGCCCAACGGCCTGCTGTTAGCGAAGATTACCGACATGGTGAACAATCACAAATCGAAATGGCCACACTGTGATTTCATGCGGATGGCAGAGGAAGCTGGGTTTACCGTTTGCGACCTGATCATCAAGATTCGCAACGGCCCAATGATCTCGAACAAGTGGAAAGAGGCCCATCACGCCCGAAAGCGTCATTGTTTCTGGATTGTGTGCCGCAACAGTGACAACTGCGAACGAGAACTCAAGGCTTCTTCGGCGGGAAAAGCTCGTTCCATGAACTAACCCGATGTGTTCCCGGGCGACCCGCTCCGGGCATCTTGCTGCCAAACCCACTCGCGTTCCAAGTCGGCTTATAGTGACTTATTAGGGCGAACTCAGCAGCAAACACCCACCACTCGCTTGCAAATGTCAGATACCGGCATTGCATGTCGGCGAGCGTGATATTTTGGCGGCCATCAATCTTGATTGCGTGTTCACTGAGCCGGCTACGTAAGGTTCGGTTACTCTTTGTTGTTGCCTTGGACGCCTTGCCGACGTACACAAGATCCCCTTTGAAATAGAGGGCGTAAATTCCACTGAGCTGCGGTCCGACACCTCTGGTCAAGGAGAGAGGCGGACTTGCTTCTAGTTTCTCAACAACCTGCACACGAATGCCTCGATCTAAGTCAAAATCGAAGCGATGCGGGTCGTCGGCGGCTTCCGGCATAACGACCGGAAATATTATCAAAAAACGCTTTCGTTTCCTAGCAATGTTTCTTTTTTGAACTCGCTACGAAATCATGTATGATGCCAACGCTATGACAGCGTGTCCCAATCTTACTTTCCACGGAGGACGCTGATGGAAGGCACTATGCAAATCAGTCTCGGCGATCGCGTTCGCGTCGCCGGCCGCGCGCTCCGCGGCCTTTTCAAGCAACCGACTCCCCAGGACATCCTCGGCGTTTATGCCGGCCTTTTCCCAGGCGGTCCGGGGTCGCCACCGCCTCGAGGGATCGCCGAACTCATCAAGAGCTATGCCGACATGCCCTGGGTCAATGCCGTGGTCGGCAAGATCGCCTCGAGCATCGCCTGCGTCGAATGGAAGGTCTTCGTGGTCAGGTCCGACGCCGGCGAGGTAAAGTGGCGGCGAGATCTCCAGCGCGCCGATTTCGATACCCGCCAGCGAATCTTCAAGCGCCTCCAAAAAGACCGCCAGCTCGAAGAGGTGGTCGACCACCCGCTGCCCCAGGTCATGGAGGCCTCCAATTCCTTCGTGCTCGGGCTTACGACCAAACGTTTGACCCAGATTTATCTCGAACTCGTCGGCGAAGCCTACTGGATCAAGGAGCGAAACGAGTTCGGTATGCCGATCGGCCTGTGGCCCTTGCCGCCGCATTGGGTGTTGGCCACGCCTACGCCATCGAAACCCTTCTTCGACGTGAAATTTATGGGCTGGCAGGGAAACATTCCTACCAGCGAAATCGTATGGTTCATCCATCCGGACCCGTCCAATCCCTACGGCCGCGGCGTCGGCGTGGCCAAGTCTCTCGCCGACGAGCTCGAAACCGATGAGTACGCGGCCAAGCACATGAAGGCGTTCTTCTACAACCGCGCGCGGCCGGACATCATCGTCTCCGGCAAAGGACTGCGCGAGACCGAGACCAAGCGCCTCGAGCAGGACTGGCTGAGTAAGCTCCAAGGCTTCTGGCGCGTATTCAAGCCTTACTTTATTTCCGGCGAAGTGAAGGTCGACGTCATCGCGCAGAATTTTGAGCATCTGCAACTCATGGAACTGCGCAAGCACGTGCGCGATACCGTGATGCAGGTCCCGGGCGTCCCGCCCGAGATCTTCGGCGTCATCGAAAATTCCAACCGCGCGACGATCGACAGCGCGGGCTATCTCTTCGCGCGCTGGACGCTGGTCCCGCGGCTGGAGTTTCTCCGGGCCACCATGCAGGAGCGGTTCGTTCCGGATTTCGACGAGCGCTTGATTCTGGATTACGTCTCGCCGGTCCAGGAAGACAAAGAGTTCAACCTCAAGGTGGCCACCGCGGCGCCGTGGTCGACGATGATCGATGAATGGCGCGCGCTGCGCGATGAGGAGGCGCTCCCCAACGATCAGGGCAAAGTCTTCATGATGCCCTTCGGACTCAATCCGGTACCGCTCCAGGAAGCCGATACGTTTCTTCTTCCCGAACTTGAGATTCCGGATGTCGGCGATGAAACCGACGACACGACGGAGGATACCGGCGCCGTCGAGGAATCGATCACGCGCCGCCGCCTCCAAGAGAAGGGTCTCAAGGCCGGGGAGATCGAAGCCCTGGTGATGATCCAGAGGATCGCGCGCCGGATGCAGCCGGAGATGCGCAAGGCGTTTTTGTTCGCCGTCAATAGCGCGAAGAAAAAGATGTCGATCTCTGAGATCGTCGCGGCTTTCGAGACCCGGTCCGCCTCGGTGGTGCTTTCCAAGATTCCCCTCGCCGATTTTGAAGCCCAGTTCGGCGAGAAGTCGGACAAGGTCTTGAAGCAGACCTTGACGCTCGCCGGGGAGTACGCTGCGAAGGTTCTGGCGAAAGAGACCGGGCTCCCGGTATCCTTCGATCTGACCAATATCCGGGCCGTGTCGTGGATCCGGCGTAACGGGGCCCAGCTAGTCACAAACGTGACCGAGCAGACCCGCGCCGCCATCGTGCAGGCGATCGAGCGCGCCATCATCGAGGGGCGCCCACCGGAGCAGGCGGCCCGGGATCTCAGAAACCTCCAGATCGGTCTGACCAAGCAGCAGGAAAAGGCCCTGGCCGCGTTTCAGAAGAAGTTGATCGAAGAAGAGGCGTCGAACATCGAGGACCGCGTGGCCAAGTACGCCAAGGCGCTGGAGCGCCAGCGATCGCTCAATATCGCTAGGACTGAAACTCTCAACGCTTCCAACGGCGGGCAACAAACGCTCTGGCTCGAAGCGAAGGACGCCGGCTACCTCAATCCGGATAAGACGGTGCGCGAGTGGCTGGTGACCGACGATGACCGTCTCGACCTGAACGTCTGCGAGCCCATGGACGGTCAACAGCGTGGCCTCGAGGAACCGTTTACCACGGGCGACGGCCGCAGCGTCCAGCATCCGACGGCGCATCCCCAGTGCCGTTGTTCGATGAGGTTGCGCTTTAAGAAATGAGCTGCGAAGACGGGAACGGCACGGGTTTTCTGGAACTCCTCTCGGAGGAGACTGAATTCTGCGTCCGCGATTTCCGCGAGGAGAAGAAGAACGGCCAGATCGATCTCCATTTTTCCCAGGGCGCGCTTGCCAGCGTGGAGGTCAGTGAGAACTGCGAGAATTGTTCGCCCGGGCACGAGGTCGGAGCGTTTGCGCCCCAGCGATCCGCGCTGTTCGCCATGCGCAAAGTGCGCTGGATCATGGCGCAGAAAAAAAACGGCCGGGTGACCCTTTTGTTCGAGCAAGGGATGATCGCCGCCGTTCGCTTTTACGTCCGTCTCAGCCCCGAGCGCAAAAAAGGAGTTGACAAACTCCCGCAATCGCCGTAATAAGGAATCGTTTCCTTCGTTTTCGTTTTTGTGAGGCGGCCTGCCTCATCGGTAAGGGCCTCACGTGGAGACCGAAAGGTTTTTGCGTGGGGCTTTTGCTTTTTTTGCCCCGCGCCGAGGAGTCAGGCGCGTGGAACTCACCCAACGGAAAATCTTCTCCCTCGCCAAGTGGAAAGAACTCGCCGCCAAGAATGAGGCGCCCAAGGACTGCCTGGTCCTCGTGAGCGCCGATGTCGAAGAGACGAAACAGATTGACGAGGACGGCAATGTCTACCGCTTCGTCATCTCCACCCAGAATCCCGACCGCGATAAGGACGTGATCCATGTCGACGGCTGGCGGTTCGCAAACTACAATAAGAACCCCGTCGTTTTGTTCGGCCACAATTACCGCGCGCTTCCGGTCGCCGTCGGCTCCGCGCCGAGCGTCGAAGGCGACCGGGTGCTCTCCAATGCTGACTTTTCCGCGTCTCGCGTCGATGCCTTTGCCGAAACCGTGCGCCAGTACGTCAAGGCGAAGGTGCTGCGCGCCTCTTCCGTGGGCTTCGATCCGATGAAGTGGATGTATAACGAGGAGCGCCGCGGCTACGACTTCGTCGAGCACGAGCTCCTTGAATGGTCCATCGTTCCGGTTCCCGCCAATGCCGAAGCCCTCCAGCTCGCCAAAACCATGAATCTCGATTTCGATCCCATCAGGCAGTGGGCGATCCGCGCCCTCGATGAATGGAGCGAAGAGAAGGGCGTCTTCGTTCCTCGATCGATTCTGGAGAAGTCCGCGAAGGTCGGTGATGGCGATCGGGTATTTGTGATTTTCGAGAAGAGCCAGCTCGACGAGATGCTGGCCGGCACCGCGAAGGGCGAGAAGGAAGATGACGCCGAGCCCGCGCCTGAAATTCCCGCGCTCCATTCCCACTCGTTGACCCACGGTGTTGACGACCGGACGAAAACCGAGTCATTCACGGGCGCCGCCGAGGACTGTCCCGTCTGCAAACGGTTGGCCGCCGAGCCGGAACCCGAGCCTAAACCTGTGGCCGGCCCCAAGCAGACCGATATTTTAGTGCTGGACCTCGCCGACGAAGAGGAGAGGACCGCCGAGCCCGTCTATGAGATCGATCCGGAGGGGCTGCGCCAGGGGATCCGCGAAGCGCTGGCGCCCATGATCATGCAGCGAACCGGTAGAGTGCTCTAAAAATTTTGGAGCTTCTCTCTAATCGAAAAGGAAAGGGATCTCAAAATGAGTTTTTCAATTTCAGTCATTGGTAAGCCGGACGCCGTCAAGCGCAAGCTCGCCGAGCATAGCGCAAACCTATCCGGTCAAAGCAAGTCTGAGTTCGACGCTGTGCGTCCAGCGCTAGAAACGGTGCTCGATCAGAACGTGAGCAATGGCGCGGTGATGTTGAGCGCGAGCGGGCATGCGACATTTCAGGATGGCGTGAAGACCTATGGAAACTGCATTGTCGAAGTGAAAGTGCTCGGTCAGATCGCCGAGTAGAACAAAAATTTTATCCGCGGTCACGAATTGATCGCGTGCCGCAACGAAATCAAAGGAGGAATCCCTTATGTCTCAAATGACCACGGATCAACTGAAGGCTCTCATCAAAGAGCTTCTGAAGGACGTCTGGAATCTGGAGCTCGAGCCACAGTGGAAAGCGCAGCAAGTCCAGCACCAAAACTGGATGAAGGAGCTGCTTTCCGGCGGGCACAAGGAAGAAAAACCCGCGATGGAGAAGGGGCTGGTGATCGCTCGGTTCATCCGCGCGCTCGCCGCCGGCAAAGGGGATCCCCAGCGTGCGGCCGCCTTCGCGCAAAAGAACTGGGGCGACGACGTGGTCTCGAAAGCCCTGGCTGCCGGTGATGCCGCGGCCGGCGGTTTTTTGATCCCAGACCAGTATTCCGCCGACATCATCGAGCTCTTGCGCGCCCAATCCGTCGTGCGCAAGCTCAATCCACTTCAAGTGCCGATGCCGATGGGAACGCTCACGCTCCCGAAGATCACCGGCGGCGTCACGGCGCAGTACATCGGCGAAAACGTCAACATCCCGAAGGGCCAGCCTTCATTCGGCTCGCTGCGCTTGACCTACAAGAAGCTCGCCGCGCTGGTTCCGGTCTCCAACGATCTGCTTCGCTATAACGCCTACGGCGTCGACGCGATCGTGCGGGATGATCTGGTCTCCGGGATCGCCATGCGCGAAGACATCGCCTTTATCCGCGACGACGGCAGCCAGTTCACGCCCAAGGGTCTCCGTTATTGGGCGCCGGCGGCCAATCTGATTCCCGCCAACGGGACCGTGAACCTGGCCAACGTCACGAGCGATCTCGCCAAGCTAATTCTCCAGCTCATGAACGCCAACGTGCGCATGCTCCGGCCGGGCTGGATGTTCGCGCCGCGCACGATGATGTATCTCATGACCGTCCGCGACGGCAATGGGAACTTCGCCTTCCGCGACGAAATGCTGTTGGGGCGGCTGTGGAATTTCCCCTTCGGCGCGACCACGCAAATCCCGATCAATCTCGGCGGCGGCACGGACGAGAGCGAAGTCTATTTCACCGATATGGCCGACGTGGTCATCGGCGATGCGACCTCGATCATCATCGATGCGTCCACCGAAGCGGCCTACCACGACGGTACTCAGGTGGTTGCTGCGTTCTCGCAGGATCAAACCGTGGTGCGCGCAATCGTTCAGCACGATCTCGGCATGCGCCATGACGCTTCCGTCGCGGTGCTGACCGCGGTCAAGTGGATTCCGTAAACGGAATTCTAGCGAGCGGCTATTTAACGGCTCATTCGACGCCAAGGAGGAATTTTTATGAACGGTCCAGCTTTATCGAAGAACGTCGGCGCCTGGCTCCACGGCGAGAACGCTCTGGACGCAGCGGTGATCACGGCCGGTGCCGGCAACGACGGCGTTGCCGTGAACGGCAATATTATCGACCTCCAGACTTTGCAGAATCAGGGGAAAAAGAAATTTCATTCGGCAAAGCTCATGATTCCGTTCACGGCAGTCCTGGCTGCCGCTGCGACATTGACGGCGACCGTGGTCGTGCAGCATGGTTCGGCCGCGAATTTGTCCGACGCCGCGACTTATCTCGACGAACTCGGCGTCAACGGGAAACCGGCCACCATCGTTGCAACCGGACCGGGCGGGGGTGGAACCGTGCGCGGGGTCATCGAAGTGTCAATCGCGTTGGGCGGCGCCAAGCGCTACATCCGATCGGTTGTCACTTTGAATCTCAGCGCGGCCACCGTCGATACCGTCGCGGCCGGCGGGGCCTGGGTACTCGGCGCTCCGGAAGAAGCCCCGGTCGGTTCAAATCCCTAATGTCGCTTTGGTGATGGCAGCCGGCCATTTCAAGGAGTAGGTGGATATGAAAACCGTTCGTTTTCTCCAGAAGCAGTCGCCCTATAACGCCGGCGAGATCGCAGGCTTCCCCGACGATCTCGCCACGAAATATGTGAGCGCCAAGGTCGCTGAATTTGTTTCTTCCTCGGTTCCGAGTCACGCCGAACGGCCCCAAAACCCGGCTGAATGGGAGCAACTGCTCCGCGAGTGCGTTGACTACCACGAGAAGCAAATCAAAGATCTGCGCGTTCTTCTGATCGAGGCAGAGACAGCACGCGACCAGTTCAAGGCCCGTGTCGCCGAACTCGAGGGTCTCTTGGCCCAAGCGCTCGCGCAGACGTCTACAAAGCCGGAAGTGGACAATCCAGCGCCGGCCGGGCCCGTGGATGCGAGCGCAGCGCCGATCGATGCTACGAGCAAAAGTGACGGCGGCGCCCAGGAGAATGCGAGTGGATCCGAAACGACCGCAGCCGGAAAAAAAACCGGCCGAAAATAAGGAGAAAGATCTCAAGGGGCCGCCCGTCGACAAGATGATCCGCGGCGCCGTGAGGGAGAAGTAGCGTGTCATGCTCGAGGTTCTCACCCCTGCCGCCTCAGTGCTGCTCACGATCCTGGATGCCGTCAAAGCGGATCTCGGGATCCTGACCACCGATACTTCTAAGGACGTCGTCCTAAACGACCTCATCCGCGACGCGTCCGACGAAATCCAGCGCGAATATCAGTTCCTTTGTCGGCAAACCTATCGCGAGACGCTGCCCGGCTACGGGAACAACATTCTCCAGCTCAAGCGCACGCCCATCGTCAGTGTGTCGTCGGTGACACACAACTCTGAACCGATCATCGATTATACGATCGAGGACAAAGACGCCGGCCATCTCTATCGCAAGCTCGGCTGGTGCTGGACCGCATCCGTGGGCTGGAAAATGACCGGCTACGTGATTCCCAACAGCGAGCATCCCGACTTCACCGTGGATTATGTCGCCGGGTACCTGGCCGCGGATCAGGCAAACAGCGATATGCCGCCGGAAGTCCAGCGCTCCGCCCGGGAGACCGTGATCGATTGGTTCAAGTCGGCCGGCCGCGCCGCCGACATTCAATCGAAATCGGTGGGCGATCTGTCGATCACTTACGTCACCGGCGACGCCGCGAAGTTTTCCATCCCGCCGCGGGCGCTGACCCGGTTGCAAAAGTGGAAAAGGCTTGTGTGAACATTGTTTTTGAATCGGATTAACGAGGAGGTTTTTTATGGCTGAAATTACCCCGCAGCAACCGGGCCTGAATCCAGCGGCTCCGACCTTCGTCGCCTGCGACGTGGCCGGTGATTCGTTCGCCAACGATGGGCGCATCCTGCTGCATTACCGGAATACCAACGCCGCTGCCCGGAACGCGACCATCAATTCCGTCAAAGCCTGCGACCAGGGCTCGGACCATGATGTGTTAGTCAACGTGCCCCTGACCACCGGAGAACGGATCGTGGGTCCTTTTTCTCCGAGCCGGTTCAACGATGTCAATGGCAAGGTGCAGATAACCTATGACGCGGTGACCAACCTGACCGTTGCGGTCATCAAGGTGTGACCCCGTGGAGTAACGCTACGTTCGAAGCTAGAAATCATAATCGAAGGGAGTACTCCACGGGGTGATGTCCGACATCGAAGCCTGGACGGATATGATGGCCGATACCGTGACGATCGCGCCACGGACGGGCCTCGATGCCTTTCGCAAGCCGACTTATGGGACGGCGAAGTCCTACCGCGGCAGGATCATGGGATACAACCGGCGGGTGACTACGGCCCAGGGTCAAGAGGTGGGGAGCTCGAGGAAAATTATCCTGGCTACGACCGATGCGATCAACGTCGAGGACCAGTTGACGCTGCCGGACAATTTCAGCCCGCGGCAGCCGCCGATCCTGTCCGTCTCGCCGGTCCGGGATGAGAGCGGCGCGCATCATGTTGCGTTGTTGGTTTAGATGGCGACCAAGTTTAAAAACATCGAGTTCACGGAAGTGAAAGCGCTCATCAAATTGATGCCTGCGAAAGCCGCAATCGCTGCCAAGCAGCAGTTGTTCATGGAAGCGGAGGAAATCATCGGCGATGCGAAAGAAAAATACGTTCCGGTCGATCTTGGAAATCTGAGATCGAGCGGCTTTGTTCTTCCGATCGGCGGACCCAAGCACTTCGGATTCGATCTGGGATTCGGCGGTCCGGCCGCTCCATACGCGCTCGCGGTCCATGAAAATCCCAGGGCCGGAAAAACCGGAGGCGTGTCGCCCTCGGGAAAAAAGTACAAGCACTGGGCGAAAGTCGGCGGTTGGAAGTATTTGGAGAAGCCCTACAACCTGAAGATCAAGGGGATGGATGAGCGCGTCGCCTTAGCGGTCAAGGAGGATCTCGGTTTGTGATTGGTGATTTGCTCGCATATTTGCACCAACTCGGCGTCGGCATCCAAGGGCAAACGCTGTTCGCCGGCGGCTTCCCCCTCGCCATCGAGGCCGAAGGAGTAGCGCTCCTGGAGTCGTCTGGCTTGGCGCCGCTGGAAACCCACGATGACAACGGCGTTGCCTATGAGCAACGCGGCCTGCAGGTGCTCAGCCGCGCGCTCGATTATAACCGCGCAGCGCTGCTGATCCGCCAGGCGTTCGATGCTTTGGTGCCGCTCAAAAACGTCGTGATCGGAGCGACGGATTTCATCGCCGTTAGCCCGCGGCAGTCCCCGTTCCATATCGGCCCGGATGAAAACGAGCGGCAAATGTTCTCGGTGAATTTCGACGTGGTGGTGCCATACAAAAAAATATGAGGATCAAAGGATTCGAAAAGTTTGGAGAGGTCGACGTGACGAAGTGGGCTGGGCTCGACAACTACCATTGTCCGGCCGGCTGCGGCTACAGCTCCACGGAACTGTCCACGCTCATCGATCACGTACAAGACGATCATGTGCTGCAACCCCCCAGGGAGCGGGACACCGGCTTGGTGGACGGGCGCGGCCAACCATTAAGAATCAGGGAGGAATAAAACTATGTCACTTGGCAAATGGGCGAAAGGATTGCGGCTGCAAATGGGCGATGGCGGGGGACCCGAACAGTTCACCACGATCGCGGAGGTCAAGGATCTCACCTTCCCGCTGATGAGCGTCGACCAGCTCGACGCCACCAACCATGACAGCCCTGACGACTGGGAAGAAATCATTCCGACGATTCTCCGGCATCCCGAAGTAACGTTCAAGGTGAATTTCTTGCCCAACGCGGCGACCCACAATGGCGCCACCGGCTATCAGAGCATAGCGCAGACCAAGACGCTGAGAAACTGGAAGCTTGCGATCCCGCAATTCTCGGGGACCCCAACCTATGCTTTTGCCGCTTACGTCGTCGGTGTGAGTATTTTGGGCCCGGTGGCCGGACTCCTGGAGGCCGACATCACCTTGAAACCTACGGGCTCCGTGACAATCCCATAGGGACGTAAACAATCGGCTGGAGGTTTGTTCATGAGTAACAATGGCAAAAGCGCGATGCTGACGCGCGACGAAATCATCGTCAAAAAAATTCTCAGAACTGAGCGCGTGGAAATTCCGGAGTGGGACGGGGCTGTCAACGTGCGCGAGCTCACCGGCGCCGAGCGCGACGAGGTGGAGTCGTGGATCACCCGCAAGACGGCCGACAGCGAAGAGCAGGTTCCCGTCAACCGTTTCGAAAACGTGCGGGGCAAGGTGGCCGCCAAAGCGATCGTCGATGACAGCGGGCTCAGGCTTTTTTCGGACGACGATGCCGAGACCCTCGGGGACAGGAGCGCGGCCGCGTTGGATCGAATATTCACGGTGGCGCTGCGGCTCTCCGGGATGACCAAGGAAGAACGAGCGCGGCTCGAAAAAAACTTGCAGGCCCAGCCGGAGCGCGGCGGCGGTTCTATTTCCGCCTAGCTCTCCAGTTGGGCTTTCCCGACGTTGACGAGTTCCTGCGCCAGATTCCCGCTCGCATGCTGACCGAGTGGGAAACTTATTTCAGACTGGAACCGTGGGGCTCGGATTATTCCAACAAGACGATTGCGATCCAGACGCGGCTGCTCGCCCATCATGTCTACCGCAAGCGGACCGACACGGCGGATTGGCTCCCGCAGATCCAGCAAATCCAAGACGGAGAGGAACGCTCGGGTGTGGCCGCAAAGTTTCTCGCTCTGACGCATATGATGCCTGGCGTTTTCAGGAAGGTGTAATGACATGGCGCTGATTGGCGACGCTGTTGTTAGATTGGGGATCGATGCCGCGGACATGGACAGTGGCGCGGCGGCGGCTGTCTCCGCCCTGGATGAGGTGGAGAGTGCTGCCAATTCCACTGCCGGCGCCGTCGAGGGTTCAGCCAAGAAAATGTCCGGCGCCGTCGAGGGAGCCGGTAATGCAAGCAAGAAACTCGGCGATTCGATTAGACCGGCCCGCGCCGCCGTTGCGCAATTGGCCAGCGAGTTCGGGGCGATGGGACCCGTCGGGAATCTACTGAATAACGTTATTTTCGGCCTTGGCCAGGGATTTTCGGTCTTGACCCTGGGTGTAACCGGAGCGGTCATCGCGATAACGAGCGTGGTCGCCGCGATGGGCAACGCCAAGGAGAAGAAGGAAGCTCTTGACCGAGCGCTGCACACCCGGGATCTGGAGTTTTTCCGAAGCAAGGTGAAGGAGCTCCAGGATACGCTCGCCGAGCGGCAGGGGGCCGGGATTTTCGAGAGCAGCCTGGCGGCGATCGGCAACGCTCTACGCGGGCAGACCATCCTGGCTTCAAATATGAAAAAGGAACTGGAAGATGCTCAGGCACAGCGCGATGTGGTCAGCGCCTTCCGGATCAAAGAAGCTCCCGTTCAGATCAAACGTCAAACTGAAATCCTCGGCGCCGGCGACAACCAGATGGCCAAATTTATGACCGAGGGAAAACATGCCGCGGAGGATCTTACCGTGGCGCTCGGTAAACTGGGTGCTACTGGCCCGCAGATCAAGACCGCTACAGATGCCGTCAAACAGTTCACCGCGGCGCAAATCGGCGGCGCGCAACGGGAATTTACCAAGGGATTAAGCGAGCAAAACGATCAGTTAGGCATCCAGCTCATCGCTTTGAATTCCGGGACGGAAGCCGCGATCGCGCAAGGCGCCGCCCTGCTGCGCGTGAAAGCCTCCGAAGTCGGGCTCACAGACGCCATCAAGAAAGAGATTGCGGTTTTACAGCAGCGCCAACTAGCGCTCGCCCAGGCCAACGTCGTCGATGCCCTTGAGAAACAGTCGCACGCCCTGGAGGTGCAATTCGTCACGATGACCCAGGGCGCCAAGGCGGGGCGCGAGTTGGCGCTGCAGCTTAAGCTTCATGATACCGGGCTTGCGAGTCTCACCCCTGAGATCGAGGCTGCGGCGGAAAAACAGAGGCAGTGGAACGAAAAAATCGACACGGCGACGATCAATCTGCGCGATCTGCAATTGGAAATCGAGCGCACCCGGCCGCTCATCGACGATCTCGCCGAAGCGCGGCCGCCCACTCGAAGCGAGCTCGATCAGGTCCGCGTCGATCAGATTAAAGCGGCTGAAACCGCGGCGCAGACGATGCTCCAACTCGAGCGGCAGATGACGCTCGATGTCATGACGGAGACTGCCAAGCGCGTGGCCGCCATCAAGATCGAGCTGGCTGATCGGCTCAAGGCGATCGAGGACTGGCGGGCTGCGATGATTACGGCCGGTCAGGACGTCGAGCAGGTCAACGCTCGGGCTGCTGATCTCACGGCGCTGGCCTGGGAATCCGCCGGCGAGAAAATGAAAAAATCCGCCGAAGACACGAGCGAGCTGATGCAGCACGTGTTCGAGCGCGTGTTCGACAGCGTCGCGGACGCCGTCGGGGAATTTCTGGATAAGGGATTTACCTCGCTCGAAGATTTCGCCGAGAATATCCGTAAAACGCTCAATAAAGTTTTCGCCGATATTCTTACCAAGGCGCTCAAGGACCAAGTGTTTGGAGTCGGCGGCGAAGGCGGGGGACTACTGGATCAACTGCTTGGGAAGATCAAAAAGGAGGCGCCCAAACTCCCAGGGGTTGACCTCGATGTAAGCGATGCCGCGGCTAAGGTCGGACTGGGGAAAGTCGCCGATCTCACCCCCGCCGCGATCGAGGCGCTGTCGACTACCGGCGTGGCGACGATCGAAACGGCCGGCGCCACCGCCACGAGCGCGATTGAAACCATTTCCGCAACCAGCCTGACCGGATTGCAAACCGAGAGCGCCACGGCGATCGCCGGCATTCAGGCCGTGGAGGCCGCCGCGATCGCGGCCATTCAGGCAGCCGCGGCCGCAAATGGCGGATCGGCGGGAGGCCTCGGCGGACTTTTCGGCGGTTTGGACTCAGGCGGCGGGGACATGGGAATCGGCGACCTGGTGGAAGGGATGGGGTTGCAGCACGGCGGGCATCTGATGAGGAACGAGCCGGCTGTTGTCGGCGAAGCTGGGCCGGAATTATTCATTCCCGACATGGCCGGGCGGGTTGTGCCGAACGATCAAAGGATGGCCGGGCGCGGCGTGGTCTTCGGTCCCGGCAGCGTCATCATCCAGGCCAACGATCCCGGCTCCTTCCGGCGATCCCAGGGGCACGTCGTCGCCACGCTCGCCACCGCCACGCAGCGGGCGCTCAACCGAGGATACTGATGCTCTTCGATGACGTGATTTTTCCGACCGACATCTCTTTCAATTCCCCAGGCGGCCCGGAATTTCTGACTGCGATCGTGTCCACGAAATCCGGATTTGAGATCAGCAATATCGACCGCCCCAACCCGATCTACGAATGGGACGTCGGCTACGGGGCGCGCCAGATCGGGAAAATTTACGATCTTTACCAATTGTTCCTCGCGGTGGCCGGACAGGGGCATCAGTTTCTGTTCAAATTTTGGCTCGATTATAAGAGCGGCGCTCCGGAGGCTGCCGTCACGCCCCTGGACCAGGTGATCGCCGTGGCGAGCGCGGGCCAGACCGCCTTCCAGTTGATCAAAAAATATCAGATCGGCAGCGCGAGCTACACGCGCACGATCAAGAAGCCCAAAGCGGGGACGCTCCGCGTTTCGGTCAACGACGTGGAGGAGGCCACCGGCTGGGTGATGAACAGCACAAGCGGGGTCATCACGCGCACGCCGGGGCTCTCCGGCGGTCAGACAGTCAAAGCCGGCTATGAATATTTTTTCCCCGTCAGGTTCGCCATCGACAAGTGGAACGGATCGTTTCAAGCGTGGAAAGTCGGCACGGCCGACGTGCGCGTGCGCGAGGTGCTGCTGCAATGACGCGTTCCATTCCTAGCGCGCTGAAAGATCATTACGCCGGGCCGTTCACGAGCATCGCGACCTGCGTGCGCGTGGTGCTGCGCCGCTTCCAGCCGCGGATCACCAACATCACGAAGGCCAATCCCGGGGTCGTCGCCACGCTGTGGGAGCACGGGCTGGTGACGGGCGACATCGTCCAGCTCGCCGGCGTCGAAGGCATGACCCAGGTCAATGACAATTTTTACCGCGTGACTTTTTTGACATCGATGACCTTTTCCATCGATCTGGACACCAGCGCGTTCACCGCCTTCCTGGCGGGGGCGTGGTACGGCCGGGCGCACAAGGTTTTCGCGTTTACCGACCATCAAGATGAGATCGCGATCGGGAATATCACCTATGAGCCGGCCGCCGGCTTCGAACGCTCGGCGGTGGCCAGCCGGCTCAACCTGTCGCTCGACAATATCGATGTGCAGGCGTTTATCGACAGCGATCGCATCAAGCAGGCCGAGATCGAGCGCGGTCTTTTTTCCGGCGCGAGTTACGAGATCTTCGAGGTCAATTATGCCGACCCCGCCATGGGATCGCTCGTCCTGCGCACCGGCGAGGTCGGCGAGATCCGCAGCCAGGACCTGGTTTTTTTCGCCGAGGGTCTGGGACTGTCGAATAAAATGCACGTGACGTTCGGACCGTTAATTTCGGTCACCTGCCGCGCGGAGTTCGGGAACAAAGTGACGGATTCCCTGAACGAACGCTTTGGCTGCAAGGTGAGGCTCAATCCACCGCTCTGGCAGGCGTCGACTGCCTACACGGTCGTCGATCCGAACGATGCAGCGCTGGGGTCCGTGGTCAAACCCACGACCTATAATGGCCGGCATTTTCAATGCACGCTCGCCGGCACGTCGGGCGCGACCGAGCCGGTCTGGGACATGGCGATCGGCGCCGTGAGCGTTGATGGCACCGCAGAGTGGACCACAGTCGACGCGATGACCAAGACCGGAGCCGTATCCCTGCCGATCGACAACCGCAATTTCGAAGACCATACGCGCGCGGAATCGACTGACCGATTCACCTTCGGCCTTTTGACCTGGCTTAGCGGCGATAACAAAGGGGTGGAGACCGAGGTAAAAAAATACGCGCTCACCGATCGTGCGATCGTGGCGATCAACCAGGGCGCCAAGCGGTTCGAGTTCATCGGCGACGGCACGGCGTTTTTCTCCCCCGGGGACCTGTTCGAAGTGAAAGGATCCACTGGCAATGACGGTTTTTATACCGTGGATACCGACGCGTACAACGGCGGCACCAACCACACGGAAATCGTCGTGCTCGAGGCGATCCCAAGCGCGACGGCGAACGGAGTGATTTCCTGGAAGCCGGCGCGGTTCGAGCTCAGGGACAAGATGCCGGAAACCATTCAGCCGAGCGACGCTTACGAGATCGAAGCCGGCTGCGACAAGCGACTGGAGACGTGCAAGAAGTTCAAAAATATTTATAACTTCCGCGGCGAGCCCTGGCTGCCGGGATTCGACAAGGCGCTTTTATATCCTGATGCCCCGACCGGATGACCCCGTGGAGTAACGCCATGTCTGAAGCAACAAAATTACGCCTGAGCGAACACTCCACGGGGTGCGATCGATTCGTGGAAGTGGCGGCGCGCGATTTCCCGCTCACGAGTTTTTGCCGCTGCCAGAAGCCGCGCGGGCACACGGGATCGCATTACTATAATGAGCGCTGGGATTGGGAGGTCCAGCCGCTGGTGGGAAACAAGTTTGGATTGTTGGGGACCGTCGAACTCCACTGGCAAAATGGTCACTACCTGGCCGGCCGGGAGTGCTATCTGTTCGAAGAGAAAAAAGAATTCACGACCGTGGCGCAATTTATGATGCGCGAAAAGGATCTGCCATGGCAACCCGCGTTGACATAGTCGCCGAGGCCCGCAGTTGGGTGGGTACACCCTTTTGCCACCAGGGACGGGCCAAGGGTGTGCGCGTGGATTGCGCCGGCCTGATCGTGGAGGTGGGCCGCGCGCTCGGCTTCAACGTGCCTTTACAAACGAATTACGGCCGCTTTCCCATGCCCCAGTGGCTGAAACCGGTGTTGGATGAGTATTTCGATCGAGTCTCGGCTGAGGATGTAAAACCGGGCGATTTTTTTTACAGCAGGGACTTTCTGATTGGCGGGGCGCCGCGGCACTTCGGTTTTTTTACTCCCGACGGCACGATCATCCATGCCGATATGCGCCGGGGAAAATGCGTTGAGCACACGCTGGCGCCCGAACAGCGGCGTTTTTTTCTAAGCTATCACCGCTTCCGGGGGGTCGTGGACTGATGGCGCGGTTGGCCATAGGGCTCGTTGGCGCCGCGATCGGCGGGTGGCTCGGGGGAGGCGTCGGAGCCTCGATCGGCTGGACTATCGGCTCGTTCATCGGCGGGATGCTCTTTCCGGCCCCTCCCGTCCAAGGCCCGCGGCTGAGCGATCTCAAGGTAGTGACCTCCGCTTTCGGCGAACCGATCGCGGATAATTGGGGCACGATGCGGATCGCCGGGCAACTGGTGGATTCGCAAAATATAAAAGAGCACGCACACGAGGTGGGCGGCAAAGGCATGGGCGGAGCGTCGGGCACGCAGGTGACGTACACTTACACAGTGGACGCGCAGTTTCTGATCTGCCGCGCGCCGGCGGATGGCATCCGGCGGATCTGGGCCGACACGAAAATGATCCGTAAGTTTTCGGCGGATGCCACCCTCGAAGAACTTTTCGCCAGCGAATCCAAGGTTAAAGGAGGCCGGTTCGTTTTTTACCTCGGCGCCGAGGACCAACTCCCCAACCCGGTGATGGAGGCGCTGCATGGCGTGGGCGAGGTTCCCGCCTATCGCGGCATGGTGACCGCGGTGACCGATAATTTCAAGCTAACCAACTTCGGCAATCGCATCCCCAATTTCTCATTCGAAGTGTTCGACGACGGCCAAAGCCAATTCGCATTGTTGGGGACGTTTCCACCGCTCATTGCGGGAAATATGAGAGCCTCATGGAGCCACGTCGACGATAACGGCGAGATTGTGATTTTGAACCGGGACGCCGGCCAGCCGTTCGACGGCTATGCTGACGATGCCTTCTGGGTGACGCGCTTCACTTTCGCCGGCATCATACGCGAGGAAAAACTCTTAGATCCAGACCCGACACAGACCGGTTTCACTCCCATCGGCGGTCATGCCGACCGTCCGATGTATTTCACTGCGCAGTCGGGTGATCCGCAGGTGACCCTCTTCGATTATCTGAACAGCAGCGTCTACCATCTCTCTAAACCTCCGGCGTTCGGCTCCATGATTCCCGACCGGATCGTCGTCGAGGATGATGATGTCTATATGATGATCAACAATTACAGCCTGGAGTTTGGATCGCCCCACGGCGAACTGGTGCATTTCCAGTTTCCCGATACATTCGTCAAATCCACCAGCGCGCTCACGACCTGGTTCACGGACGATCTCGACGGCATCGGCACGCAATACCTCTACGCGCTGAGCATCATCGCCGGCAACCATTTTATTAAAAAATTCGACAAAGGCTCCTTTGCCCTGGTGGGCAGCCTGGACACCGGGCTCAACTCGGTGATGAACATCTCGGTAGTATCCGACGACGAAATATATTTTGTCTCCTGGGCCGGCGCAGGACAGAACCAGAAATTCTGGCGGGTGGACAATTTCTCCACGATCACGCAGATCGGCGAAGTGCCCCCGACCCCGATGTTCATATCGTTCGATCATACGTTGATTTATAAGAACGGTCTCTTTTTCTGGGGAGTCACGGGGAATATCGGCGGCGGCGGGATCGAAATCTATGTCTACGGTGGGGGCCTGGCTGTGCAGGGGATCCCGCTCTCCATCGTGGTCTCCGAAATTTGCCAGATGGTCGGTCTCAAAACCACCCAGATCGATGTTGCGGAACTGGTCGATATCGTCGACGGCTACGCGCGAGGGCGGCCCATGACGCCGCGCGATCTGATCGCGCAGCTCCAGATGCGCTTCTTTTTCGATACGGTGGAGTCGGACGGCAAATTGAAATTTCGCAAGCGCGGCAGGAGCCCTGTGGTCACGATTCCGAAAAGCGAGCTCGGAGCTCACGAGGTGGGGTCCGATGTCCCCCAATCCGTCATCACCACGCAGGTGCAGGAACGCGAGTTGCCGGCGCGGCTCGAAGTCAATTATTTGCAGAGAGACAAGGATTACGAGCAGGGGAACCAATACGATGAGCGGCTGATCACCCAGTCGCGCAACATCGTCACCGTGCCGCTGGCACTCTCGATGTCCGACAACGCGGCAAAACAAACCGCGGTGGTCCTCTTGACGGAGTCATGGCTCACGCGCAACCAGCGCGAGATCTCGCTCACGCGGAAGTATATCGAGCTGGAGCCCACCGACGTGGTCACATTACAGGTGGATTGATGCCGACAACCAATCTTCAAGTCCCATATATCTCCGCGAGCCAGGCGCAAAAAGAAGTCACGGCGAACGATGCGTTCGATCGCTTCGACGCGGCCTTGACGGCGCGCCTGGTGACATCGATTTCCGGCGCCGATGTGACGCTGACGGATGCCGAGTACAATCAGAATATTTATTTTCAATCGTCCGGGACGCTGAGCGCGGCCCGCAACCTGATCGTTCCCGCCAGGAAGAAATTGTTCATGTTCGAGCACGGCTCGTCGGGGGGATTCCAGATCACGGTGAAGACCCCTGCCGGCGGCGGCATCCCACTCGTGTTTCCGCAGAAGGCACTCCTCTATTGCGATGGGACCAACGTAGTGCTCGCGATCGCCAACCGGAAAAGCTTCGGGTACCAGGTGGAGGATCTGGCGGCGGACGCCGATATCGGCGATGGTACGGCGGCCAATGCGCGCTCGATTTTCATGGCGCAGCAGGCGCTGGCGATTCGTAAAATGTCGATCCTATCCCAGGGGACGCCGGCGGGGATCGACGACACGAACACTTGCGCCGTTAAATGCTATCGGGGAACCAATGCGATCGTCACGAAAACTTACAACACGGGAACGCCGTTTCCTGCCAACCACGCGGAATCCGACCTTGGCTCGCTCAGTAACAATGTGTTCGCGGCCGGCGAGGATCTGCGCATCGACGTGGTCAACGGGACCACCGCCAACCCGCCGCCGTTCATGCTGCTCATCGAATACGAGCCAACGGCGGCTTGAGGAGAACCCATGGGAAGCATTGCTCCGAGCAAAACCAGCAACGTTTCGATTCTCGCGATGACCGCGATCGCCTCGAACACGGTCGTCAAGTCGAGCGCAATTGACGTCTCCGGGAAATTCGCCGCGAGCATTTTCTGCTGGCTCGGCCGGGATGATGTCGGCGGAGTGCTCGCCGCTGCGGCTCTGATCCTGATCCAGGGCTCGCCGGAATCCTCCGGCGATGACACGTGGCAGGACCTGGCGACGTTTGCGAGCGGTGTCACCGTCCCGGAAGCCGAAGCCGTTTCTGGAACGGAGGCCGCCGGCGAAACCGTGATCGGCGCTGCGTCGACAACCAACCTCCTCGTCGGGCAAAAGATTTTGTTTAAGAACACCACGCTCGCAAACTCGGAGTTCGCGCGCATCATCGCCGTGGCGGCGAATGTCTCGATCACGGTGATGGATGCGATCAAGAACGCGCAGACCGGCTCGACGATCTACAACCAGGCGGAATTTTTCAACGCGCAACTCGACCTCGCTTCGATGTCGCGCATCCGCGTGGTGTACGACTGCTCGGCGACCGGGCGGAGCGTGGTGGGTTATGCGCGCATGACGACCCTGGATTTACTGACGACGACGTAGGAAACAACCATGCCCTTTCGCGGAAGAGTCGGGTTTCGAAAACCCCCAGCCGGCACATTCTTGAATGTGCAGCATCCCCTCGTGCCCGACCATTCATGGCCGCTCACCGAGACCGGCGTGGTCAGGAATTTCGGGCGGAAGTTCGGGATTAGCGATCTGCGCGGCGGACAATTCGTTACCAGCCCGTTCGGCCTGGCGCTCGCGCACACCGCGACCGGGGACAAATCGAACTTGGACATCAACTCGCCTTTCGTGCTTCCAACTCAATATTTCAGCGCAATGCTCCTCTATCAAAAAAGGGATGCGATCAATCGAATCTCCGGAGCCTTCGGAATCAGCGGCGCTACGGTAGCGCAGCTCTGCGACGTACGTTTGCCGACTAACACTGGCATCGCCAATTGGGATTTCGGCGGCCAGACCGAGGGAACGACACGACTGTCGGTGAGCGGCCTCACGTTCGGAGCTGATATTTGGTTTTTCACGACCGGGGCCCGCGGGATGGAGATCTGGCAAAATGGTATTTTAGTCGCTGCCAATTCCGCCAATCCCACACGCACATCCGCAAGCAATAAGGAATTTCAGCTAGGAACCTATGGCGGTGGAGCTTCCGATCTGGCCAACTTCGGCGGCTTTCATTTGTGGCGCCGCCAGCTCGAGCCGGGAGACATCAAGCATCTCTCGGCCCACCCCTGGGCGTTTTTCCGCGCGCCGTTTCTCGATCTATTGTCCACCGCGCCGCCCTTGGTGATTACTGGCTTTGGGCGGATCCTAAGCGATGAAAGGAACCGGAGAGTGCGTATATGATCAACCTCGGAGACCGGGCAGCCGGCAGCACGATCCATTTCAAGATCACCACCGTCACTATTTCCGGCGCGCCTTTTTCCTGGGTCGGCACGCCGGCGATCAGCGTGTACAAGGACGGCGGCACGGTGGAGGCGACCGCCGGCATCACCATCACCAACGATTTCGATGCGCGGACCGGGATGCATCACGTTGCTATCGATCTCAGCGCCGATGGTACGTTCTATGCCGCTGGTAGCGATTTCGATGTGATGATTACCTCGGGCACGGTCGATGGCGTGAGCGTCGTCGGTTATGTGATCGCGCATTTCACGATCGATAAATTAAAGTTTACCTTTAGCTCGGCTGAGATCCAACAAATCCGCAGCGCGCTCGGCATCGACGGCACGAAAACCGCGGCCACGGGCGGCCAGCTCCAGGATGTCAAAACCAAAACCGACAGTCTCGGCTTCAGCATCGCCGGCGTGGTGGACGCCAACGCGGTGCGTTGGAAAGATAGCGTGCCCGCGGATCTCATCGCCGGCCGCGTGGACGCCAACGCGCAGGTCGTCGCCGACAAGACCGGATACTCGCTGCTGAGCGCCCCCGGAATCCAGAAGAACGCACCGTTCAACAATTTCGCTTTCTTGATGGTGCTCGCGACGGACGGGCGCACGCCGGCTACGGGGCTCAGCGTCTCCGGGCAGCGCTCCATCGACGGCGGCGTATTCGCGAATCTCGCCAACGGCGTCACCGAGATCGGCAATGGCTGGTACAAAGTCAATCTGGCGGCGACCGACGTGAACGGGGACTTCATCGCGCTCAAATTCACGGCGACGGGCGCGGACCAGAGGAGCATCGGCATCATCACGGAACCATGAAACAAGTGCTGAGTAACGAGTAACGAGTCCTGAGATCGGACACTCAGGACTCAGGACTTAGGACTTAGGACTCAGGACTCAGGACTGAAGCGAAGCGAATGATTCTCGACCAAGATTTTCAGTCCCGGCAGATTAGCGGGCGGTCTTACTTCACCGCGGTAACGCCGATCCAGAGCCTCTCGACGCTGCCGGCGCCCCCGCCGGCCGCGCTTAGGAATATTTTGGCGCGGGTCGTCGAGGCCCATTACGGTCCGCCAGGTCTGATCGCTCTCACGCTGCTCGACGACGACCCGCAGATCTACGTCTCGGACGCCATCGCCGGAGTGCCGGCGACCGGGCAGACGAGCCAGATCGGAGTGATCGGATCGACGCAGCTCTCGCTCATGGATATCCCCATGCTCCGGGACCAGGACGATGCCCCGGGCTACTACGTGGCGATGGCGGGGATAGGCTCGCAGTGGCGCGGCGGTGTGCTGTTCAAGTCCGGGGATGGCGGCGCTACCTACGATGTGATTCTGACGCTGACGGTGAGCGCGATCCGCGGCACAGCGCCGGTGAAGCTCGCCGTCACTCCGAATCCTGAAACCTGGGACCGCGTCAATACTCTGGATGTGCAGATCTTTTCCGCGGGCGTGCCGCTGAGCGACAGCGAGATCAATGTGCTGAACGGCGCCAATGCGGTCAACGTGGGAAAGGAAATCATCCAGTACCTGACCGCCACGGACCTCGGCAACTCGACCTGGCGGTTATCGACCTTGCTGCGCGGCCGGCGCGGCACCGAGTATGCGGTCGGAACCCATGTGAACAACGAAATCTGCACCTGGATGATGCCCACTGCGTCGGCCTTCGTCGAAGTGTCGGCAAGCGAGATCAATCTCGAGCGGCTCTACCGCGCAGTGTCGATCAATACACCCTTCGAGCTCGCCGTGGTGAAGCGCTTCACACACACGGGGAACACACTGCGGCCCTATACCGCCGTTCACATCAAGGGGACCCGGGACGGATCGAGCAATCTGACCCTCACCTGGATTCGCCGCACGCGGATCGGCGGCCACTGGGCCGATTATGTGGACGTTCCCCTCGGCGAGGCGAGCCAATCCTATGAGATCGATATTTTGAACGCGGCCAAAACTGCTGTTCTCCGGACTCTGACGTCCACGAGCCCATCCGTAGTTTATACGGCCGCGCAGCAGACCACAGATTTTGGCTCGCCGCCCGCATCGGTGAACATTGTGATCTATCAGATGAATGCGATGATCGGGCGCGGCTTTGCGAGTTCGGCGACCGTGTAGACAGGGGTGAGAGGGGATTTTTTTGTCAACGTTCATGCTATCATGGCGTGATCGAACGAAGTCAAAGGAGGCTACATGAAAACTTGTTTCAGAGGATGGTTGACGGTTCTTGTCTGCACGGTGGCGTTCTGTGCGCTCGCCGCGTCGGCGCGCGCGCAGACGGTAACCGCTGCCGATATCACCAAGGCCAAGCTCCAGTTCTCGTGGGTTCAGGGCTCGGGAGGATTACCGACTTATTTCAAATCAAAATGCGGGCTGTCGTCGGGAAACTATGTCACGTCATTCAGTCAAGCCTTCTCTCAGTCGAGCACGGACGTCTATACGATCCCGGTCAGCGCCGCGACGGCCAGCTCACCGGGGACTTACTTTTGCATTGTGCTGGCCGGCAATCCGGTCGGCGAGTCGGCGCCGACGAACGAGATAAGTTTTTTCGCTGGAACTGTGCCAGGAGCGCCAGCCGGCTTAGGCTTACTTGCACAGTAGCGAAGAAAAAATAAGTCGGTGACCGATCTCGACGATCTCACAAAGATGAACCGCAATGAGATACCGATCGACTTGACCGGCTTCGCGGACGCCGTATCGAGGTTCGAACCCGTCGAACGACGGCTCGCACAGATCGATCGGGCCGCGCTCTTCCATTGGCTTGAGTTATTGCCGCCGCCGCTCACGAACGTGAGAAAGCAAAAACGGTTGGCAAGTGTGAAGGAGTTTCGATGCCATCGGAAAACGACGATGTGGGCAAAGAATTGAAGGTGCCGTTGCCCTCGTGGGCGCGGCTATTCCTCCATGTGGGATTTCCGAGCGCCGTTGCCATCATGCTGCTCGCTGCGCTGTTTGGATGGATACCCAGTCCCATGATGCAGACCATGGGGCGTATGGAATATCAGGCCTGGCAGCAAAGTCGAATTTTGCGGGCCATTTGTTATCGACTTTCCACCGATGCGCAAGAGCGCGTGGATTGCGAGCCGTGGAAAGATCCAACGCAGTAGGAAGGAGAAGCCGATGACCTTCGACGAAGCCTATGCGAGTTTGATGGATCTGGAAGGCGTTGATCTCACCGACCACCCCATGGACCCCGGCGGCGAGACCAAGTTCGGCATCTCCAAGCTGGGTTACCCCAACGAAGACATCGCCGGCATGACCGTGGAGCGGGCGAAAAAACTTTACTATCGCGATTACTGGCTGCCGCTGAGGCTCGATGATCTCAAAGATGATCTGCGTTTCGAGATGTTCGAATGCTCCGTCAATTTCGATCCGCCCGGTTTTCCGCGCCGCGCGGTGATGATCGCCCAGGGCGCTCTAATCCTGTTCGGCCAACCGCTCGCCCTGGACGGCAGGATCGGACCCAAGACCATCTACGCGCTCAACCAATATCCACATCGAGAAGCATTGTTGAAGCTTATGAACGGCCTCCAGCTGGTGGAGCTGCTCGTCGGGATAAAGGGCGAAAAGGAATTGATCGATCTCGTTAAAGCGCGGCTGGCCATGCACAGGACTTTCCTGCGCGGCTGGCTGAGGAGAATACAATTATGAAGAAATTTCTAATCGCCTGCATTTGCACGCTGAGCCTGGCCGGCTGCGCCGCCCTTCTTCCGTCAGCACCTACGCTGCCGACGAGTAAACTCTCAGATGAAGTTGTGATCGAGTCAGCCAGGGTCGTGCAAAATTTCTATGTCTCTCGATCCGGCAAGGCGAAGATCATCGGGACCAGCGGGGCCATTGGGCTGGCGGGAATCGCGACCGCCGGGGCTAGCGCTGCCCAAGGCGGTGCCTCGGTTGGAGTGATGTCGATGATCATTACTATTGGCAATTTTCTAGGCCAGGCCATAGGCATCTTCGAACCCACCGAGCGCGCCATCATCTACGATGCAGGAGCCAGTGACATCGAACTGGCGATTGCCGACTATATGGACGCAACTTCGCCGGACACGGGAACAACGGAAGTTCCGATAAAGGGGTACACCAAACAGGGGGCGTTTCTCCTACGGAAACTCGGTCTCATTAAAAAAGTGACCAACGATATGCTCAATCATGTCCGGCCATCCAAGGATGATTTGGTCGCGATCACAGCGAAGTTAGAGACGATGAAGCCGCCACCCCAGGAAAAGAAACCAACGGGAACCGCAACTCCTGCGCCAGCCCCCGAGGCAAAAAGCTATGAAGCAATCTGAATTTATTCTTTGATTTCGATCTCCCGTGTGGTAAGCACTTACGAAATCACTTCGTAAGGAGCCGACTTGATGAAGCCTATCATCCAGGAGATCCCATTCTCGAAGATCAATCCTGCGCCCTATAACCCGCGCCAGCGCTTGACTCCCGCCGATCACGAATATCAGACGATCAAAAACTCGATCCACGAATTCAGTCTGGTGGAGCTTCCGGTTTGGAACAAACGGACCGGCAATCTCGTTGCGGGCCATACTCGCCTCGACATTCTCAAGGCCGATGGCGAGAAGAGCGCACCCTGCGTGATCGTCGATCTGCCGCCGGACAAAGAGAAGGCCCTCAACATTACGCTCAACAATCCGAACGTCGGCGGGAAGTGGGATGATGTGGGACTCGCCGCCCTGCTGCGCGAGATCGAGCAGGGGATGCCCGACCTATACGACGAATTAGACATGGCGCCGCTGACCCAGGAAGTGGATCTCCCACTGCGCGGTGGGATGGAAGAAGAGGAGCCGGACCTGGAAGAGGGGATTGGCCCGCCGGAAATGGAGCTCCTGCCCTACGAGCATTACGACTATATCGTTCTGTTCTTCAAAGACAGCCGCGACTTTCTCGCCGCGGCCGATCACTTCGGCCTCCAGAAAATGAAGGTGCCCGGATACGTCGGCAAGAAGACCATCGGTCTCGGCCGCGTCGTCGACGGCGGCGGTTACGTCAAGAAAATCCAAACCGAGAAGAAGAAGTGATCACCGCGAAGGATCTGCAGGTTGTCATCCCAAGCCGCCGGCGCGTGGAGAGCTGCACGTGGACCGTGCGGCTTTTCAAAAACCCGATCGTGTGTATCGCCGAGGAAGAAGCCGGAGATTACAAGGACGTGGGCGCGCTGGTGATGACGCATCCGAACGATATCGTCGGGCTGGGGCCGCTGCGCCAGTGGATACTGGACCATTTCAAGCAGCGCCTGGTCTTCCAGTGCAATGACGACGTGCGGAGCCTCTACTGCGTGGTCGGCTTTCGGCCGCGCAAGATTGTGGATCCGGAAGCGATCGAGCGGATCATTCTCAACAGCGCCAACATCTGCGCCGATCTCGGCGTTAGCTGCTTTTCCTTTTCGCCCTTTCAAGACGATGTGCGCAAGTTCCGGCCGCAAAAGCCCTTCAGCTTGACGCGCCTCGAGGGCGCCATGCTCGGCATCATCGATCGCAAGCTGCGCTACGATCCCAAGGTGGCGCAGTTCGACGACGTGGATCTGTCTCTCGAGTGCTGCCTCAAGGAGCGCTTCTGCTGGCAGGACTCGCGTTTCGCCGCCGAACACAACTTCATCACCAAAGGCGGCGGCAACACGATCTCGCGCGGACTGGAGAACACCAATCGCGAGCTGCAATACATGAAGCGGAAATGGGGGCCCTACCTGGGCGTGGGCTACTCGAAGGAAACCATCTCGCTCAAAGTGAAGGTCGAAAGGCACCAGGACCTATTGTTGTGACGGAAAAGGATCTCCGCATCGTGATCCCCAGCCGAAAGCGCTTGGAGAGCTGCCGGGTGGCCGCGGCGCTGGTCCCATCTGCAGACGTCTGCGTGGCCGAGAGCGAGAAGGGGGATTACGCCGAGTTTGGCAAGCGCCTGACCACCCACCCGGATGAAGTGACCGGCATGGCCGCGATCCGTACCTGGATTCTCGATCACTACGACGAAGAATGCGTGGTCACCTTCGATGACGACGTATCGCGCCTGGTCTGCCTGGTCGGGCGCCGGCCAAGGAACATCATGGACCCCGCGGCCGTCCTGCGCGTGCTCCGGAATTCGGCGGCGATCGCCAAGGAGATCGGAGCGCCGCTTTTCGGCTACGCCGTCACCGCCAATATCTTGAGTTTTTTCCCTTACGACCCGTTCGCGTTTCTGAAAGCGTTCGGTCCCGTTCTCGGCTTTGTCGGCCGGCGCATCTATCCCGATCCTCATCTCAACCATTCCACCGACGCCGACATGGCACTGCAGGCGCTGCTCAAATACCGCATCGTCTGGCAGGACACCCGTTTTTGTTTCGAGCACAAGATCATGACGAACAGCGGCGGCAACCGCCATTTCATAACCACGGAGAAATGGGCCGCCGATCAGAAGTATCTCAAGCGCAAGTGGGGGTGCTACGTGAAGGAGCAAACCTCTGGCGGCGTAACCCGCACAGTCATCAGTGATGTTACGCGCCGGCAGAAACTCTCGATGTGAAGAATCCGACAAAAAAGTTCTGGGGGCTAACCTGGGTCGGCTGGGTGAACACGGTATTGCTTCAGTGGTTCGGCTTTCGTCTGGCCTATGGCGATCGATGGCGGGTGATCTATGGCGTGCTGCCTTTAGCGGGCTGGTTTAGCTCGTTCGGAGGCGAGCACTACAAGCGCGCCTGTAAAAACAGACACATTCCTTAGTGGTGTACCACTCATTTGAGTGATGCTGAAAGTATTTTCAGTAGTAAGGAGTTGAACCCATGAAAGTGCTCGTCACCGGCGGCGCCGGCTTCATTGGCCGCCATCTCGTCAAGCTGCTCGCTCCGTCCCACGATATCATCGTGCTCGATTCCTTCGAAGAGATCGTCCATGGGCCTACGCCGAACAAGGCCGTCGAAGGCGCCGGGCTGGTGGTCGCTCGGCCGATCGAGGATCTCGATGCCTGCCGCTACGCTGTCCAGCACTGCGAAGCCATCATCCACCTGGCCGCCGGCGTGAGCGTCGAGGCCAGCTTCGACGAACCCTCGCGCTTTGTCCGTACCAACTCTCTTGGAACTGCCGTTCTCTGGGAAGCCATCCATCGTGAAGGCACAGTTCACAACGTTATCGTCGCCTCCAGCATGTCGGTCTATGGGGGAGGCTGGGATTACCGCGGCGTCAATGAAAACGATCCGTGCCGGCCGATGTCAATTTATGGTTGGTCGAAGTATGACACCGAGCAGCTCTCGCTTCTCGCCGGCCATCTGTACGGGGTCGGCGTGACGTCGCTCCGCCTCTGGAACACCTATGGACCCGGCCAATCCCTGACCAACGCCGAAACTGGGGTCGCCGCCATCTTCGCCGCTCGCTTGCTCGCCGGCCAGGCGCCGCTTGTCCATGAGGACGGCATGCAGACCCGCGATTTCGTCCAGGTCTCAGACGTAGCCCGCGCTTTCAAGCAGGCCCTCGACTCGCAGGCCCGGGGGATCTTTAACATCGGCAGCGGCCGGCCCATCACGGTTTACTATCTGGCCGCTCGACTCTGCGATCTGATCTCCCACGGGCGCATCATGCCGGAAGTCACCCACTGCTATCGGCCTGGGGACGTTCGCCACTGCTATCCGGCCATCGATCTCGCCCGCGCCGAGCTGGGCTGGCAGCCGGATATCGACCTGGACCTGGGACTCGCCCATTATGCGGACTGGCTCCTAAAGACCCAGACGGCCACCGGATGACCCCCCCCTGTTCCCGCTTCTTTTTCCCTTGACATTCCTATATTAATCCCATAGCGTATCTATATAGATACTCACAGAAAGGAATTGACCCTATGAACCTATTGACCAAGGATCACGGTTACCACTTGTCGGAAGCCATCTCGGCCCTACAGAAGGAGATCCGCCGGGGGAACGAAGAAGCCGCCATGTACTGGGCCCTGGAATTGGAGAACGGTTATCCCCAATACCTGTGGCACCGCCTCGAAGTCATCGTCAACGAAGACATTGGACCCGCGGCCCCGGAAGTCATCGTCCTGGTCCATTCGCTCAAGCAGCAGTACATGGACATGATCGCGCGCCCCGGCCAGGCCAGCGAGCTCCTCTGTCTCTCCAACGCCATCCTCGCCATGTGCCGAGCCGAGAAGAGCCGCCTCGCCGACAACTTCCTGACCGTGGTCCTCCAGGAACGCGCCCAGAAGGGACTCAAGCTTGAAGTCCCGGATTATGCGCTGGACAAGCACACGCTCAAAGGCAAGCAGAAGGGCAGAGGATGGGAGTTTTTCAACAAGGTCTCCAGCATGATCGAAAACAAGACCGACAAATTCAAGGACATCTACAAAGTCCGCGCCGATGAGCTCCGCCTGACCTACCAGAACGTCGAGCGCTTCAAAGCTGGGTCGATCGATAACCGCAAGCTCGGCAAAAAGAACGGCGGCAAGCAAGCCCTAGCAGAAGACAAGACCCCAGCAGGAACCGGTGAACTCCCACTATAAACCACCGATTTTACAGGCTTTTCCCCGCCGTAATGCTCCCGAAGCCTCCCGAAGCCTCCCGAAACTGCCATAAAATCCCTTTAAAAATCGCCCACTTATAAGCCTATCTGCCAAAAAACCTTTACTTTTCAAGCCCTTATTCGCTTGATTTTAGTATAGGAATAGTATAGAATTAGTATAGATAGAAAATAAAACCGTAGGCTATGCACGCAGCGGAAAAAACGCTGCACGGAAAAAAGAAGCTTCGACCCTACGGCAGGAAATACGGAACCGAACCCGTTGCGCCGTCTTTTTTCCATCGGAAAATAAACCGATGAGGATCACGGAAGGCCAGACCTATTTCGACGCAATGAAAAACCGAGCCACGGACGCCTGAAAAAAAAGGCCGAAACTCTGTATGTTCGCAAGCACGATTTTCCTGGACCCCCGACAACCGGCACGCCGCAAGGCAAGGCCGGACTCGAAAAAGGTTTCGAGTGGGCGCGGACACGTTGCAACCCATTCAATCCGCGAAACGAAAAACAGAATCAGACCATCATCGATGGCTCGCTGATCGAGAACGATCTGGCCAGGCGATCGGCCATCCCAACAAAAAAAGATCGCTGAACTACGAATGCTGCTGCCCGCATGTCGCCGAGATGAAAGCCGGCGCGCGCGATCGCAGATTCACTCTTCCTCAAATTCCCAAAACAAACCCAGGCCGGCGCGTGCGTCTCGCCCGAACGCGAGACCGCGCGCCGATGAAAGGAAACGAAACGATGAAGTTCAATTCTCAATGTAAGACCGCGCAGAAGTTCAAGGCCGCAGCCGACAGCCCCGAGGCCGTCGAATGGTTCAAGAATATTCACATTCCGAATTGCCACAAATGCAGCCGGCGCGCTCCACGCGCAGCAACTCCCAAGGTCACCGGCGCCGGCGACCGCTTCACCATCCGCAGTTTTACCGACCCGAAGAAAAGTTACGTCGTCACGAAAAAGGGCGCGGCGTTTCGGTGCAGTTGCCCGCGCTGGATTTTCAGCAAGCACAAGACCGACTGCAAGCATATCGAACAAATCAAACTCAAGAAGGCAGCGTAAGCACGCTGCGGAAAGGAACGCACCCATGTTCTATGTCGATCCAGAGGGTCTGATGTTGGCAATCAAAATCTTTATTGGCTTCGGCGCGTTGCTCTACGTGCTGATTGAGATCGCTGATTCTTGAAAGGAGAGAACCATGAAAAGCCAGTACATGCAGATGAAATTATTTCTCGCCGCTACCGAGCACAGCGAGATCGAAAAGCGCTTCGCCGCCGTGCCCCGCAAGTCAGCCGAATTCTGGCGGCTCTTCAAACGGTATGACGATCTGGGCGAGGAAATCCAATCGATCTATCGAAGGACGCGGGTGCTCTCATGACGCCGGCGATCAAGGAAGGGCTGGACAAATTGATCGCCGCCATCGATGAACGGCGCGCATCGATGAATCGACGGAAGGCTGAGCTCCTCACCGGCGAGGCCACATGGTCCGCCGGCCAAGAACTGATCGCGCTTAACCTACAACTCGATCATCTGCGACTCGCCGAAGACATTCTGAGCGATGCCATGACGGCGCTGGAGCAGCAGATCAAAGACGAAGACGGCGATCGCGCCGCCTGAGCGCTACACCCCGACGTGGGAGAGCGCAGCAAAAAACGAAGGAAGGAAACAGCAATGGAACCAAGAACGCAGAAGGCAAAAGGTCTGGAGGCCCTTAAAGCGCACCAGGACCAATTCATGTTCGCTGGCAGAGTGCAGACGCTGCCGTTCAAACTGATCGGCAGCGCGGGCGATATCAACGACCCGCTATTTTACATCCAGGAAGAACTCTTCGCGCGGCCGTGTCCGGTCACACCGCAGCACGGCTTCGTGGACTCCCGCCCGGTCAAAGACAAAGCAGCCGCGATGAAATTATTCCGCCAGGCGCAGAAGGTGGACCCCCAGGCCGAGCTTCTCCTGATGCCGTACATCAAGGCGGATTTCAGCTCGATCTGGACTCCCGGGCTGCTCTCCGTTGGTCCAGGAAACGACGGCGCGACCAACGGCCACAAAAGCGTGTCGGTCCACACGACCGAAACCGTTCCCCTCATCGACGCGCACGCCGTCGCCGCGGCCGCCGGCGTGAAGCCCGGCGCGGCGCCGTACCTGGAATTCGTCGGACGCGATCCGGTCAACGGCAGCAAGCGTGAGACTCTCTATCTCGTGCAGCTTCGCGGCGGTCCCAAGGTGGGCTGCCTCGGACCGAATTTCTTTCCCAAGAAGATCAAGGTCCAGCACGTGGTGCATGCTAAGGGCGATTTACTGGAATGGCAGGAAGCGTGCTCGAAGTTCAAGCCCGGCACCGTCGTCGTACATCACGGCGGCACCATGTCGTCCCACTACGCCGTCCACTGCGTGGAACACGACATTCCGATCATCACGCAAGGCAAAGTCCCGGCCGTGGGCGAGATCCTGGAAGCGATTCCCTTTGCCAAGCCGGAAAAGGATATCGAGAGCGTCCTCAAAGGTCTCGCGATCGGCGTCACGCTGCCGATCGATTATGAAAGCGCCGTGCTGATCGTTCTCGGCGCGCTCCATAACTCGGTGGGCTTCGATAAGGATGACAGCCGGCTGTTCGGCGCGGCCGTCATGCTCGCCTTGAAGCTCGGCTTCGCTGCGTGCTTCGGGGAAGCGCGGCATAAAGAACACAGCGGCCTGGCGCGGCATCAGGTCTATGAAAAGGCCTGGGCCGACGTCGCCAGCCAGGTTAAACGGTTCAACGAAACCCGCGAGAAGTTTTACAACAAGAAATGGAGTCCCGGATTCGGCGGCAAGAAATGGGGAAGCTGCGCCGACGCGACCGCCGATCTCTGGAACGCGACCGTTCAGTTCGCCCGGCTCAGGACGAAAGAAAGCTTGTCGGCTGTCGTCGACGCGCTGAACGTCGTCATCAATCAAGCCCACAACAACGGCTGGTGGTTCAATAAATTCATCAGCGCTTCGTGGTTCGATATCGCCGTCAAGTCGCCGGCGTCGCCGCTGATCGTCGCCATGCGCCATGTCTATAAAATCCAGACCGCGGACGCGAAGATCGAGGGATTGGTTGCCGACATTGCAAAGTCTGGCGAGAGCGAGAGCGCTTCACCGAAACGCGCGAAGGCCGTCGTCAATAAGCCTACCGAAGACGCGCCGGCGGAATATGGGTCGTTCAAGATCGTCCACGTGCCAAGCGGCAAACCGTGGTTCGTCTCCTACCCGGACGGCTCGCGCAAGCGCTGCGCCGGACTGTGGGGAGTCGCCAAGCTGTATCTCGAGGCTCATAACATGGAGGTCACCGATGCAAGTCGAAAAGAAGTCTTCAAGCATATTGAAAGCGTGCTTGGAAAAACCAAAGGCTGCGGCAAGAACAAAGACACGTGGATCATCCCTCAAATCACGAAGAAAGCCGCCTAACCAAGAAAGGGGGAATGCGATGGTGTGGGACAAAGAAGTAGATTCGCTCGTGGCTTGCCGTCACGATCCGACGCTCATCAGCCAGATCGACGGCGTGCGCTTTTACGGCGCGTCGCGCATCCGGCTGAATGCGAGGAGCCTCGCTGCCGTCAAGGCCGATCTGTTGATCAATCTGACCGGCGCTTCGCTCTATGACGGTCATAGACAGCCGATCAAAAAAGCGCCTGAGCCATGGAAAGAGCTTCGCGAATATTTTCAGCCGAGCCCGGTCGAAGAAATCGTGATCGACTGGCCCGACATGGGAGTGATCAACGCCGACCGATTCTTTTGGACGCAGTTCTTTCGGCTCATCAAAGACAACCAAAAGAAAAATGTCGTCATCTTCTGCGTCGGCGGCCATGGCCGGACCGGCACGTGCGTCGCCAGCATGATGACCGTCATGCTCGGGATCCACGGCGGCAAGGCCATCCGGGCAATCCGGGACGGCTACTGCAAACGGGCCATCGAAACCAAAGGACAGGAAGACTATGTGCGAAGGATGACGGCGCCAGCCGAGAATGGAGGTGCGAGCTAGAAATCACCCGATTGATTATCAACCGTAGGCCGAGCGGCCGACTCACAAAAACGAAGGAAAGGAAATTTTATGGACAGCAAAAAGACCTTGAAAGCGAAATCGAAGCAAGCGACCGAGGCAAAGAAGCCAGCAGCGATCGCGAAGGCAGCCGAGGCCCAGGCCACCCCGGCGCCGGCGAAGACCGCGGCTAAGAATTTCCTCTTTTCGATTCCGTCACTGCATACGCACGAGAACGATTATGAGCACCTGGTTGTTGCCCCGACGAAGGAAGACGCGTGCCGGCTCCTGGCCGAGCATCGCGTCACGGAGAAGGCACCGCAATTACAGGGTGAACCGCGGAGCCAACTCGTCACCGCAGCCATGGGAGGGTACTCCGGGCGCGATGTCGCCCAGATCGAACCGCGCAAAGAGCCCGCCGGCGTGCTCGCCGTCAATCATCACAAGCTCGGCGTAGCCTCCCCGAGTCTTCACTAACGGGTGCCAAACCCAAACGAGCGCGAGGGCGTCGCGCAGCCGGATCGGCTGCCGGCGCCCTTCGTGTTTTCAGAGAAAGGAAAACGACTATGCACCGATTCTATTTGCTGATCATTTACGGCGCTGTGGAGATTGAAAAGGTTGGCCCGTTCTATTCGGCCAATGCCCGCGATCGCCGCGCGCTCGAGCTACATAAAACCCTCGACTCCCTGGACTCCCTATTCTGGCTCGACTTCCGTGGCAGGAACACGAGCGCCGGCAGCTATCCGGTCATGTTCTTCGAACCGGAGGAGGTGTCCCATGCCCAAGCGGGATGAAATGATTGACTTTACTATCCCGACGGAATCTGACTTGTCGATTGTCGAAGGCAGGAACGGCACCTTCCTAATCAAAGCGCTGCGCGTGTGGGAAAGCCACGATCGCGTGCGTGTCTATCTCGAAGGCATCGGCGCCAAGCGCGGCATGACGATCCGCGGCGGCCTGCGGGTGACGAAGGATTGCTTTTACAAAGCATGCTTCACCCTCCTCAAGGAATGGGCGCGCGCCGCCGGACACGACAAATACCGGGACGCGGCCAAGAAGCTGCACCATCGCGAGGGCGAGCTCGAAGTCGACGACGTCGCGATCGTCTCGAAGGGCGAGGACGCCGGCGCCTACGTCCAGGCCTGGGTGTGGGTGTCTGACGAAGACATCGAAGCGGAAAAGCTTGCGGCGATCGGCACGGACGATTGCAAGATCAACACTGAGGGCTTCTGTGAAACCCACCAGAAGGTCCACTTGCGCGAGCGAGCTGCCGCCATGGACGTCCCGGCCGGCGCCAAGACCGTCTCCCAGGAATGGAATATGCGTTGTCCGGAATGCGGAAGCGATGAAGCTATA